GCATTGGCTCGATTACCGAGACGATCGCACCCGGCGCGTTCCGAAGCGCGATCGGGGGCGACGTGCTCGCCCTGTTCGATCACGATCCCGGCAAGGTGCTCGGCCGTACTCGGTCGGGCACTTTGCGTCTTTCCGAAGACGCTAAGGGCCTCGCGTTCTCGCTCGACCTTCCCGAGACGCAGGCAGGACGCGACGTGCTGGAGCTGGCCCAGCGCAATGACCTTGGGGGCATGAGCTTCGGTTTCCTTGTGCCCAAGGGCGGCGACAAGTGGGTAGGCGAACGCCGCACACTGCTGATGCTGGACCTCAAGGAAATCAGCGTCGTGTCGGCCTTTCCCGCTTATCCCGACACCTCACTCGCGTTGCGCAGTCGCCAGGTCGCCAGGTCGGCACGTATCGAGCTGCTCCGCGAGATCACACTTTCGGAGCTGCGCGCATGAAGCTGCTCGACCGCATGGCTCACTGGGCTGGATTTGAACGGCGCGACGATCGCACTGACCCGTCATGGACCGCGATTTCACCTGGCATCGGCTATCATAGCGGATTGTCCGCCCGCGCCGCTGAAAACCTTTCGGCCGTGCTCGCCTGCTCGACCGTGATCGCTACCAGCCTCGCAAGCATCCCGGCGCTGGTATATCGCCGCGAAGGTGAAAGCCGTGTCGAGGCCATGGGGCATCCGCTCTATCGGATTACGCGCCAGGGCGTGAACGAGGCCATGACGTGGCCCGACTTCGTGGAGCACCTGGTTGCGTCCGCGCTCCTTACGGGGAACGGCCTTGCAGAGATCCTCCGCAACGGGAACGGTGGCCTTGTCGGCTTCCGGTACACGCCGTGGGGCATGGTGACGGTATCCGAGCTTGCGAGTGGTCGCCTTGCCTACGACGTAAGCGATGGGCGCGGCCGATCGCGCCGACTACTTCAAGATGAGGTTGTGCATCTCCGCGACCGCACAGACGGCAACGGTATCGGCATTTCCCGCTTGGCACGCGCAGCGGACACGATGACCACCGTGCAGGCGGTTAACACTTTCGCCCGCAAGTTCGTCGAGAACAGCGCGCAGCCGAGCGGCTTCATCAAATCGGCACAGAAGCTGACGCTGGAACAGGTGGAGATGCTTCGCGCACAGATGAACGAGCGTTACTCCGGTGCAGCGAACGCGGGCCGCGTAGGTGTTCTGGATCTCGGAATGGAGTGGGTCCAGGCGCAGATTTCGCCCGAGGACGCGGAACTGCTGGAATCGCGTAAATTCGGTGTCGAGGAAATCTGCCGCCTGTTCCAGGTGCCGCCGCCTCTCGTGCAGGATTACTCGCACAACACCTTCACCAACAGCGAGACCGCTGGCCGTTGGTTCGCAATGTTCACCCTCGCGCCTTGGGCACGCAAGATCGAGGCGGAGTTCGCCCGCAGCGTGTTCCCGTCGAGCGGCGGGTACGAAATGGAGTTGGACCTGTCCGGCTTCCTGCGCGGCGATCCGCAGACGCGCTGGAATGCTCACAAGATCGCGATTGAGACGAAGGTGCTTGACCCCGATGAGGTGCGCCAGCTCGAAGGCTGGAACCCGAGGAGTGCGACGCAATGACAGAGATCGTGACCTTGGAAGAGGCGAAGCTCTACATCCGCGTCGACTCGGACCATGAGGATGAAATCATCATCATGTTGATTGAGGCCGCCAGCGAGGCAGTAATGGCCGTCGCGGACGCTTGGGACAGAACTACCCCAGCGCCTAATCGCCTGAAACTTGCCGTGCTCGCACGCGTCAGCGTTGCGTTCGATAATCGCGACAAGATCGTTGCTGCTGACGGCGAGGACAGCCTTCTTAACCCCCTTCGGAACCTGAGAGTCTAATGTCGCGCCGGGCCATAGTTCGACTGGATGAGTTACGCCGTATGGCACGTGTAGTGCGCGACGAGGGCGTGACATTTCAGGGGCAGATTGATCCCTTGGGCAAGTTCAGCTTCACCATCGCGCCGGCAGGTTCACCGATTTCAGAAGCTGGCGATGAACTTGACGCCGCGATGGATAGGTATCTCGGAAAATGAAGCGGTTGCCTTACGCCTCGCGCTTCCGTGATCGTCACGGAAAGTGGCGCTGGCGTTTTCGTCGGAAAGGATACCCGACGCACTATTTCAAGGCGCCTTTCGGGACGAAGGATTTCGAACGCGAGTATGCCTCTTGCCTGGAACGGGAACCGATTGTCATCGGTGAAGATCGCATAGAGCGGGGCAGCGTTTCCGACGTTATCGTGCGCTATTATCGCGACAACAAATTCCTCGATCTCGCTCCTGCAACCCAGAAAGTCTATCGCGGCGTTCTGGAGGGGTTCCGCAGCAATTTCGGCAGCTTCCCCATGGACCGATTTGATGCCGCCCGAATCGCCAAGCTGATGAACGGCATGCGCGATCGGCCGCACGCGGCCGCCCGCCTGCGGAAGCTGCTACGCCAGCTATTCAAGATTGCTAGGCGCGAAAAGCTGGTGCCAGCCTACTTCGATCCGGTGCCGGATACGGATGCGCCTGCCTCTACGAGCAAGGGCTACCATCGATGGACCGAAGAGGAGCTGGAGGCCTACGAGGCGAGGCATCCTCTCGGGACGAAGCCGAGGCTTGCCTTCGCACTCTTGCTGTTCACGGCGCAGCGCAGCGGCGATGTTCGGCTACTTACGCCAGAAACCATCGCTAAGGGACGCATTCCGATCGATCAGCGCAAAACGGGGAATGCCGTCGATGTGCCGATTGTGGAACCGCTGAGAGAAGCGCTTCAGGCTGGCCCCTTAGGGATGGGTACGCTGCTCGAAAGTAACCGAGGAGAGCCTTTCACGGAGAAGGGCTTCTACAACCTTATCAAGGACGCCTGCCGCGTTGCGGGCATTCCCCATTGCTCACCTCACGGCTTGCGGAAGTCCGCTGCTCGCCGATGTCGCGAATCGGGGTGCACTGATGAGGAAGGGATGGCGATCACCGGGCACAAGACCATCAAGGAGTATCGCCGGTATGCGGGCGACTCGGGGAACGCTGCGCGGGCAGATGCTGCTATGGGCAAGGTGATGGCTAACCAGACAAAAAAGGTAGCCATTCCAGACGATCAAACGCTTGAAAATGCGAGAAAATCATGAGGAAAGTGGATGCCCCGCGAGGAGCGAGCAGGGTCACCCCAACGACTGGCGGATCGGCTTGTTCGTCAGGGCTGTCATGGTCGTCATTGAGGTCGGGGGGATAGGTCATGGACGATGCTTTCGCTGAACGATGTGGAGACGGTCATGACGACCGTCTGTGCCCGATTTGCCGGGGTGAGATGTCCGAAGACTTCATCGAGATGATCGAGCAAGCCGGGGCGGCGGAACCGTCGCGACGGATGAGCGGTGAAGAGTTCGTCGAGTGGCTGCACAACCACTGACCGGGATCATGTCGGGGGCGGTCTTACGACCGGCAGCACATCATCGACGGTGAACGATGTTGTGCTGCGGTCAGGCCAACTGATCCATCGCTTTCGACGATCCCGAAGGCTGACCTGACGGACGGTCTCAGTGACGAAGGCGCGGCACGCATTGGTGGGGTGGCCGTCCTCATTGAACGGTTCAGGGAAGCGGACGGCGGTCCGATTGATTCCGGTATCGGCGTTGGGGTCGCCCGGTTGGATATCGACCTCATGAAGCGCGGCCACGGCGGGCATGAGCCGAACACTAACCATCACGGGCAGCGAAGCCCGCTCCAAGGTCTTATCCCTCAATGCTGTCGGTGATCTTTTGGGGTTGGCGTTCAAGATCGCGAGCGGCGTCGTATGCCTCTTGGAAGGGGATCAGGCGGTCTCCGAGTTCTTCGCGCAGGTGGGCGGCAAGTCGCTGAGCGAGTTCGCGGATCATGTCATCGGACAGATTGAGGTGGGGTTCGTCGGCCATGCCTTGCCTTTCATAAACGGTATCGCTTAAGATAAGCGGTATCACTTATGGGCGTCAATCTTCGTGTCGATGAGGGCTGGATGATAGAAAGCGATACCGCTATTCGATGTTATGTGACGAAGCCCAAAATCTTTGACGAAGCGATTCACTTCCGTGCGCGAGAGGGCACGAAGGCGCGTATCGACGCGCTGCGCGGTGAGATGCGTCAGGGTGATTTCATTCGCTTGTTGCTTGAAGAGGCGCTTGATCGCCGGGAAGGCCAGCCCCGTGCTGAGGTCGGCAAGGATACCGCCTCAGCCTGAGCGCTCATGTAGCCGGGACTCTGGTCAGGTGGTCTCGGTAACTGCGGCGAGCGCCCGGTAAACGCTGGCCCGACCGATGTTCATCTCGCGGGCGATCTGAGCCGCCCCCATGCCGGTCGAGTGAAGCTCCTTCACGCGCGCCGGGTCGATACTGGCGGGCCTGCCACGATACTTACCCGCGAGCTTCGCCTTCTGGACGCCTTCGCGCTGCCTCTCGGCACGGATGTCCGCCTCGAAGGCCGCAACCGCCCCCAGTACGGCGAGCATCAACCGCCCGGTCGAGGTGTCGGTATCGACTCCGGCCTGAGCCAAGCACTTGAAAGCGACCTTCTTCTCAGTGAGTCGTTCGATGATCCGGTGGAGGTCGCCGACACTGCGGGCGAGCCGGTCGAGCCGGGTGACGACGAGCGTGTCGCCTTCGCGCACGAAGTCCAACGCCATGGCGAGTTGCTCACGATCTTGGGTCGAGCGCCCGCTGACCTTCTCCGCGAAGACCTTCTCGCACCCGGCTGCCAGCAAAGCTTCATTCTGGATGTCGAGCGACTGCCCCGAACTGCTCACTCGACCGTATCCAACCAGCATCGGCGCTTCCTGTCTCAATTGGTCCTTAGATGTAGCCTCTCACAAGTCTCAGATTTGTCGAACTTATTCTAATGAGGCGGGAATCCGGGGGGCTTGGGACACCTCGTGTGATTTTACCCATATGGTCCGCGCGGGGCTCAGTGAGGTCGATCAGATCGACAGGTTGCAGAGCAGTCTGTCGCTCGGGCTCAGCGGTAGTTGGGTGATGATCACCCCCTTCTCGTCGCGGTCGATGGGAAGCCACTGCATGCAGAGGTGTGCCTCACCGGCGACGACGATGTAGGCGGGCTGCCCGTGCTCCCCGACATCCCACCCCGGCACGATCAGGCCGAATCCGAAGTCAGAGTTGAGGACTTCAAGGACGGCAATGTCATCGACGCGCCTGACCGCGCAGGGCTCCCCGTTGAGGGTGAAGTTTGGGCCGAGTTCGTCACCGGTCAGCATGAGGTCGATGAGGCCGGGGCAGTCTGCGAGTGAAATGGGTGTGGTCATGCCGGTATTTAATCACCCGCGCCGACCCCAATATTTTTCCAACGCGCAAGCCTCGCCAGTCGAGTGAAACGAGGCTGGTCTTCCTGCTGAAAATCCGCTTTAGCTACTCTGAGATCGACACCTCATTGATGCGGGGCGACCTACTTCCCGACAAATGTCGGGTTTTATAGCTACCTTTCTTTAGGCAAGTGATTCTTCTTAAAGAAGGTAGCTATAAAACCCGACATCCTTCGGGCTCGACTTCTTCACAGCACAGTAGCTAACCCAATTTTGCCGTCCGCCAAGTAGTGAGATCGGGCCGGTTACTCGCACGGCACTGTACCGCTGTCAGGGCGTCACATCTTCATCTTGATTGCGTCGCCATCGCGGCGTCCATCCGTCTCTGACTTCTTCGCAGAACTCAGCCCAGTCGTCCGGGGTCATGGCGATCGCACCAAACTCGGTGTTTGGTAGAACTTCGCCAGCCCTTCGCGCGTGCCATTCGTCCATGGGGCTGGGAAAATATTCTTCACCGCCAGTAATGGTCTCGATCATTTCCTGCACCGTTCGAGTGCTTACCGGGCCTCCACGCGTTGCCGTCCAGCCGCGTGAATTGAGGAAGTCCCGCATCATGGCTTCAGGCGGAAGCCGCTTGCCCTTGTTGCGATGTCGCCACTCAAGAATGAAGTCGGTGAGGTCAATGAACATACCCCTGTGCCGGAGTTTCGCCTGCTCGGAATAAGCCTTCGTGGCTTTGCCCGTTTTGCTTTGTTCTCCTTTTGTCACGGAATGAACTACCTCACGAAATGGGTTTTGTTTCGGATAGATAGAGCGCGTCAACGAGGTGCGCACCCTTTGGCAACCCCGCCGCGAAATCGGCAAACGCTAAAGGAATACCCGCATGAACCAGAATACTCTCGAAAAGATTATCACGATCGTCCTGCATCCGGCCACCGATGAAGGAACGGCGATGAACGCTTTCCGCAAGCTGCACCAAAATGCCAGCGAATTTGGCGGGCTAAGGGCTATGCTCAGTGGCGGCAACAGCACTCCTGAACTCAACGAACGCGTCAAAAAGGCCGAGCAGGATGCGCGCAACATGCGCACTCAGTTCTCGAACATGTTCAGCAATTACAATGACGCAATGTCCAAGTGCAGCGCGCAGCTTGCCCAAATTTCGGAACTTCGCAACCGAGCAAATTACGCGGAGGCCGAGGTCGCAAAAAAGCAGAAGCGTATCGAGAAGCTCGACGCCGAGATCGCCGACCTCAAGGCGAACGCAGGTGACGACGAACTGGGGATCATCGCCAAGCAGCATGTCCAGATTGCGGACTTGGCGGCGAAGTTCAAGGCGGTGAATCAGGCGCTTGCTGAGGCGGAAGCGTCCCGTGAGCGATACGCCGCTGAGCAAGCGGCAGCGGCGAGGGACGATATCAAGACCCGCGTCATGTCGGCATTTGCCGATGAGCCCTCAGTGCGTGAAGAAACGGCTGAACCTCAGCAGGAAGAAGTCCCGGCAAAGCCGAAGCGCGCGAGTGCCAAGAAAGCCAATTCCGCCGCATCGGCCAAGCCCCGTTCTCGTCCCCGGCGCGCGACCCGTCGAGGCGCGGATGCCGAACGCATCGTGGACGATGCGCTGACCTTTGACTGGAAGTCGGTGAGCACGCTGTTCCGCGAAGCCCAGAACCGGGGTTTCAAGGGCACCGAAAACGCCATCCGGTTCGCCGCTGAGCGCCTCGTCGCGGTGGGCAACGCCATCGCCGGATACAATAACGAAGGGCGAATTGCCTACCGCCGTGCTTAATTTTTCCGTCAAACTCGCGGGCGCTTTTCCGCCCGCGAGCACAACCTTTCGAGACTACCTATGTGCAACCAACAACCTAAAGCCATAGCGAATAAGCGCGCTACAAATTCCCAGCGTGACCGTGCTGTCCAATGGGACAAGTATTACACGCGACCGGAAGTCGCTCGGGAATGCGCTGATCTGTTCGAAAAATATATTGGCCCAGACACTCTGATCATCGAACCTTCGGCAGGCGCGGGTGCCTTTCTGGGATTCAATGAACGGCTCACCTTCGCATATGACATTGCGCCAGATCATCCCGATATCATCATGTGCGACTTTCTCGACAGCGAGCTTGCGCCAGTTTTCCGCGAAATCGGGGATGTTGCGATGCTTGGCAATCCGCCGTTTGGGCGCCGCTCGTCATTGGCCGTCGCGTTTCTCAACCGATCATTGGTATACGCCCATACGGTCGGCTTTATTCTCCCAAGATCGTTTACGCGCTGGGATACGCAGCGAAAAATCAACAGACACGCGCGTCTTGTCGTCAGCCACCCCTTGCGGAAGGATGCGTTCACTTTAGCCGGGGCTCCCTATAGCCTCGAATGTGTATTCCAAATCTGGACGCGCCTCAGCTTCGGCCATGATCTGCGACTGCGGCATGCGCCCACGATCAGTCACCCTGACTTTTCCCTCAAGGAATATCGCCGGGAAACGCCGAAATCGATGCGCCATTTCGCTTCAAACTGGGACTTCGCAGTATGTTCGCAAGGGCATCACGACTACCGACCCGTGTTCTCCGCCGAGGATTGCGATCCCAAGCAGCGTTGGATGATGTTCGAGGCCGCAAACGGTCAGGTGCTGTCGCGGCTGCTGAATATTGATTTCGCTGCCTTATCGAAGGCCCGACAGCTTGTTCCGGGCTTTGCGATGCACGATGTCGTGGCGAAGTATACCGCCATGAACGAAGCTCCGCCCTGAGGATTTCGGGTCTTTCATTGAGGAAATGGTTCACAGCCAATTGGTATCGCGCCCCCTCAATCGCCCAACCGGATCATCGGCAGAGCCAGCAAACGCACCGCCATGCTGATCGCGAAGGTGGCATCCCTCCGCAAATGCTCCTCCCCTGAGATGCGTTCGTCGATCGCGCGCCGGGACAAGTTGGATGGATCATCGATCAGCCGATGGTGGGACAGCGGGTTCCGCATGTCCATCAGCCTCTTCAAATCCACGGCATCCTGTTCAGTGATCATTTCTTGGGCGCGGCACCGGGCCAGCGTATCCCGAAATCCAATCTTGGGAGGCAATTTTTCGCCGTCGAGGCCCAAGCTCAGCATTGCCGCCAGCATCTGCTCGGCCAGCGCCTGCGAGAGCAGCACGGTCGCGACGAAGTTTCCATGCACAAAGCTGCTGCGCGCCTCGGCCCAAGCCGCGAAGGCGACTTCGCCACCGGGGATCAGCGATCTGCGCGATCCAATCTTTTCCACGGTGTCTTCAAGTTGGCGAAATCGGCTGACTTTACCGCGCAGATCATCATGCATTTCTGCCAATAGATGCCGCACAAAGTCGAGATCGCTCATATCGGAAAGCAGGTCTGTCTGTTCGTCCATGTCGCCTCATTGAGCTTCGAATTACTTCACGCCCTTCCCGCATAACCGCCTGTCATCCATAGGGCAAAGGTGCTACCGTGCCCCGGATACCGGGGGTTAATTGTGAATAATCAAGCGCTTGCATCATTTATCTGGTCCGTGGCCGACCTGCTGAGGGGGGACTACAAGCAATCCGAATACGGAAAGGTCATTCTGCCCTTCACGGTGCTGCGCCGCCTCGACTGCGTGCTGGAGCCGACCAAGGCAGCCGTTCTCGCTGAGTTGAAGGCGAAGACCGAGATGGGCTTGAACCCCGAGCCCTTCCTGCTGCGCGTCGCCCAGCAGGGATTTTACAATACGGACCCGCTCGACCTCGGCAAGCTGATGGGCGATCAGGACAATATCCGCGCCAACCTTGCTCGCTATGTCGAGGGCTTCTCCCCAGCAGTGCGCGATATCTTCGAGCAGTTCGATTTCCTCGCGCAGATCGACCGCCTCGCCAAGGCTGGCCTGCTCTATCAGGTCACTGAGCGCTTCGCCGGGATCGATCTGCACCCCAACAAGGTGGACAACGCCGCCATGGGGGTCGCCTTCGAGGAACTGATACGCAAGTTCGCGGAAATCTCGAACGAAACAGCCGGTGAGCATTTCACCCCGCGCGAAGTCATCCGCCTCATGGTCAACCTGCTGTTCGTTGAGGACGATGATGGGCTGACGAAGCCGGGGATCGTCCGCACCATCTATGACCCCACGGCGGGCACAGGCGGTATGTTGTCGATCGCGGGCGAATATCTCGCTGAGCACAACCCTGACGGCCACCTGACCATGTTCGGTCAGGAACTGAACCCGGAGAGCTACGCGATCTGCAAGGCCGACATGTTGATCAAGGGGCAGGCGATCGAGAACATCGCCCCCGGCAACACGCTGTCGGATGACGGCCATCCGGGGCGCACCTTTGACTATATGCTCTCGAACCCCCCGTTCGGCGTGGAATGGAAGAAGGTCGAGAAGCAGGTTCGCGCTGAGCACGAGCAGAAGGGCTACGATGGGCGTTTCGGCCCCGGCCTGCCGCGCGTGTCGGATGGCTCGCTGCTGTTCCTTATGCACCTGCTGTCGAAAATGCGTCCGTGGACGGAAGGGGGATGCCGGTTCGGCATCGTCCTCAACGGTTCGCCGCTGTTCACGGGCGGCGCTGGCAGCGGTGAGAGCGAAATCCGGCGTTATGTGCTGGAAAACGATCTCGTGGAGGCGATCGTCGCTCTGCCGACCGACATGTTCTACAATACCGGTATCGCCACTTATGTCTGGGTCATCAGCAACCGGAAGCCGGAAGCGCGCCGGGGCAAGGTGCAGTTGATCGACGCCAGTTCCATGTGGCGCAAGATGCGCAAATCCTTGGGTTCGAAGCGCAAGGAGATGTCTGACGCGCAGATCGCGGAAGTGACGAAGCTGTTCGGCAGGTTCGCTGAGGCGAAGCTTGCCACCGTGTTCGACGCGGACGGCAAGGAAGTCGATCGCATCGTGGTGATCGACGGCGAGCCGGAGCCCGCCGCGCCCGAGGGCGGCAAGGTGAAGCTTGCGCCGCTGTCGCGCATCTTCCCGAACACGGCCTTCGGGTATCGCACAATCACCGTAGAGCGCCCGCAGCGTGATGAGGCGGGCAAGATCGTGCTGGGCCAGCGCGGCAAGGCCAAGGGCAAGCCGCAGGCGGACAGTTCGCTGCGCGATACGGAGAATGTGCCGCTCAGTGAAGAGATCGAGACCTATTTCGCGCGCGAGGTTCTACCGCACGCCGAGGATGCTTGGATCGACACCACCAAGACCAAGGTCGGCTACGAAATCCCCTTCACGCGCCACTTCTATGTATTCGAGCCGCCGCGTCCGCTGGCTGAGATTGATGCCGAACTCGGGGAGGTCACGGACCGGATCAAGGCCATGTTGGAAGGGCTCGCAGCGTGAGCTTTCCGACATATCCGAGTTATCAGGACAGTGGCGTAGAGTGGCTGGGCGAAGTGCCGAGCGATTGGGCTCCGACGCGGCTCAGATTTCTCGTTCACCTAAACCCTTCGAAGACTGAGGTCGGTAACCTTGATCCTGACACGGAGGTATCATTCGTCCCGATGGAAGCGGTGGGCGAGCAGGGTGAACTGTCGCTCGATCACACTCGACCGATCGGTCAGGTGCTGACCGGCTACACCTATTTCAGTGAGGGGGATGTATCGATCGCCAAGATCACCCCCTGCTTCGAAAACGGCAAGGGCGCGATCATGCGAGGTCTTACCGGTGGCGTCGGTTTCGGCACTACTGAATTGATCGTAGCCCGTGCGCGCCCGGATGAAACCACGCCTGAGTTTCTCGACTGGTTGTTTCGCTCACCTGCCTTCCGCAGCCGTGGGGAAGCGGCGATGTATGGCGCAGGCGGGCAGAAGCGTGTGCCCGACAACTTCGTTCGCGATTTCATATCTCCCGGCGCGCCTCTGGAGGAACAAATCGGCATAGCCGCGTTCCTCGACCGCGAAACCGCCAAGATCGACGCGCTCATTGAGGAGCAGCGGCGCTTGATCGCGCTGCTGAAGGAGAAGCGGCAAGCCGTCATCTCCCACGCCGTAACCAAGGGCCTCGATCCGAACGCGCCGATGAAGGACAGCGGCATCGAATGGCTCGGCGAGGTGCCTGCGCATTGGAGAGTAGTTCCGCTCAAATTCCTCGCTTCCGTCCAGACCGGATTGGCGAAGGGCAAAGACCACGGCGACGCTGTGACAGTGCGCGTCCCTTACCTCCGGGTGGCGAATGTCCAGAATGGCTATTTAAACCTCGAAGATGTCGCCGAAATTGAGGTCTTGCCTGCCGATATCGATAGATATCGCCTGAGGGTGGGCGATGTTCTGATGAATGAAGGGGGCGACTTCGATAAACTTGGTCGAGGAGATGTCTGGCGTGGTCAAATTTCGGACTGCTTGCACCAGAATCATGTCTTCGCTGTCCGACCTACTAAGGTGGCTTCGTCGTGGCTCAACATCGTGAACGGGTCAGATTACGCCCAACGCTTTTTCATGCTTCGCTCGAAGCAAACGACTAATCTCGCCTCGATTTCATCGTCCAATCTTATGGAACTGCCGGTCGTTCTTCCCCCGGTCGATGAGCAAGCAAAGATCGAGGAGGTGGTGCAAAGTGCACGCACCGAGCTTGACGCTTTAACGGGCGAAGCGCAGCGGGCAATTGACCTCCTGACTGAGCGTCGCGCCGCCCTCATTTCGGCAGCCGTCACCGGCAAGATCGATGTTCGCGAAACCGCGAAAGTGCTGCCGTTCCCGATCGATCGCGCCCGAGCGCGCGGCCTTGTCGCCACCGAAATCATCGAACGCTGCGCCAGCCAGCCCACCTTCGGTCGAGTCAAGTTCCAGAAGGTCGCCTTTCTTGCTGAGGGGTATGTCGGAATCAGCGAGCTTGCGGGCTGCTACCTGCGTGAGGCCGCTGGCCCGCTCGACCGGGCGCTGATCGAGGAAATGGAAAACGGCGCGCATTCCATTGCAGGCGTCGAGCGTGATCAACCGGGCGGTCCCGGCACGACGGTCAGCTACCGGCTCGGTCAGCCGCGCGGCGCGCATCGCCAAGAGCTTGCCGACTGGCTGGGCGAGGATCGCACCGCCAAGCTCGACAAGCTGATCACCGATTTCGCTGACCTCACCACCAAGGGCGCGGAAGCCGTGGCAACGCTCTATGGTGTGTGGAACGATGCCCTCATCGACGGCCAGTCGCCCAGCGATGACGAGATCATCGCCGGTTTCCTCAATGACTGGCACCCCGAGAAGCAGGAGAAGTTCCGCGCCGCCGAGCTTCCCGCATGGCTCGATTGGATGCGTCGCCACGCTATCGTGCCCACCGGCTCCGGCCCCAAGACCACGACCGGGAGGCTGTTCGTATGAGCCCAGCGGTCGGTCGCAGTCTCGAACTCTATTACATCGACGGTCGCCCGGACGGGATGGTCACGGCGGAACTGTTCAACTGGACCGGCCATGTCCTCATGTTCCCGCGCACCCAGTTGAGCGCGGCGCTGGCGCGCGGGGAATCGAGCTACGCAGGCGTATACCTGCTGCTCGGCGACCAGAACGGCGAACCCTTTGCCTATATCGGTGAGGGCGAGGACATTGGCGCGCGCATCCGTCAGCACGATGTCCGCAAGGAATGGTGGACCAGCGCGGTGCTGGTCACCGCCTCAGCCAACAAGCTCAACAAGGCCCATGTCCGCTACCTCGAAGCGCGAATGATCGCGCTCGCCAAGGGAATCGGCCATACCCCGCTGGACAACCTGACTGCGCCGGTCCTCCCCATCCTCAGCGAAGCCGACATCGCGAAGATGGAGGCGTTCCTCGAAAACCTGCTGATCGTGCTCCCCGCCGTGCGCGTGGACATGTTTATCCAGCGCGCACGCTCCTCGCGGCCTTCCGCACCGGCTGCGTCGATTCCGTCGCTTGCCCAGCCCCAGCAGACCGGCGAGGGCGGAACGCGGTTCGTGATGGAATCGCGCAAGCATGGCCTGCGCGCTTCCGCCGTTCTGACGGATGGCGAGTTCGTGGTGGAAGCGGGATCAACGGCGAAGGTCGAGTGGACCGGCCTCGACCATCACACTTACGCCTCGCTCTACGCCGAACTGCGCCGATCGGGCGTCCTCACGGAACAGGGCGCGCACTGCCTCTTCACACAGGACTACGCCTTCCGCAGCCCAAGCGCCGCCGCTGCCGTCGTCAACGGCAGAGCCTCGAACGGCCAACTCGACTGGCGCACCGCCGATAGCGGCCTGACCTACAAAGACTGGGAAGCCCGACAGGTCGAGGCCCCGGAAGGAGCAAGCGCATGAGCCTCAATATCGATAGGCAGTTGGCTTCTATTGCGACTGCGCCCCCTGACAACCGAAAGAAAATGCGCGCCAACGCTGAGCAATGGCTTACCAGCGGTTCCCCCGACCAACGGGAGGCCGCTCAGCGGATGATCGATGCCTTGGAGCGACAGGCAAACGATGAGCACGATGCGCTCATCGGGGAACTCAGTGGCCTTGACATAGCAGAGCGTGTGATCCGCGCATTTACCGTGAAGTCCATGACGGAAACCGAGGAAAAACTGATACAGGTTTTGCTCGACCGCCCCGGCTCCACCTCAACGGAACTGACGCAGGCGCTGGGATGGAAGGCGCAAAGCTGGCACATGCATTTCGGCACAATGTGCGCCGATCGCGCGCTCTATTTGTGGCCCGCGCCCGACGCGGAAACTCGTAACGGGAAGTTTTATTCGGGCATCCTTGCAGACCTCAAGGAGCCGGAGAACCTCTTCACGATGAAGCCCGATGTAGCCGCCGCGTTTGAGCGTCTGGGCTTGAGAAAGCGCACCTGATGCCGGTCTACGAGGTCAATGAGGGGAAGCTGACCGCTGCGAATCCGACCCGCTTTTATGTGGAGGGCCTGCGCGAGCGTCAGGATATCCAGCGCATGTTGCGCGATCAGATCGCCGTCCTCGGCGAAGACCTGTTCGTGCTGTCCGACGAATATGGCGGATGGATCGACAGTAACCGCCGCATTGATCTGCTGTGCCTCGACCCCGAAGCCAACCTCGTGGTGGTCGAACTCAAGCGCGACGACGCTGGGCACATGGAGCTTCAGGCGATCCGCTATGCTGCGATGATCGCGCGGATGACTTTCGCTGAGGCCGTGGATGCGCACACCCAATACCTGCGGCGCTGCGGCCAATCGGGTGAGGACGCCGAAGCGCAATTGCTCGCCTACCTCAATTGGCAGGAAGCTGAGCAGGAAGAGTTTGGCGGTAGCGTTCGCATCATCCTCGCGTCGGCGGCGTTCAGCAAGGAACTGACGACCACGGTTCTGTGGCTGCGCGAGCAAGGGCTCGACATTAGCTGCATCCGCCTGAGCCCCTACAAGCTGGCTGACGGTCGTCTCTTGCTTGATGTGCAGCCGATCATTCCCCTACCCGAAGCAACCCAGTTTCAGACTCAGATCGGCCTCAAGCGGCAGGCCGAGCAAAAGGCCAAAGTCGAGCGGCATGAGGTCCGCTACGAGTTCTGGCAGGGCTTGCTCGCACTCGCGGCTGAACGGACGCCGCTGCATGCGGGGCGCAGTCCTTCGAAAGACAATTGGATTTCGGCCTCAGCGGGCGTCACCGGGTTCACTTTCGTCTACACGATCCGGCAACGGGATTCTCAGGTCCATTTGTGGATCGAGGACAATCAGAACTTCTTCCTCAAGCTGGAAGCCGACCATGCCGCCATCGAGAGTGAGTATGGCGGGAATCTCATATGGAAGCGCGAAGAGGGGCAGCGGGGCACGCTGATCGGAGCGCTGGTCGAAGGTGGATATCGCTCCGATCGAAACGACTGGCCGAAGGTGCAGCAGGCATTGGTTGACGCCATGCTGCGCCTTGAGCGCGTGCTGAAACCGCGCCTCAGCCAAATGAAGCAGGGGTAAGATTTTGAGCATCCATAAGGAAATCCGCTTTGAGGATGAAATCTGCGCGCACTTGAGCGTCAACGCATGGCTCTACGACACTGGCAGCGCAGCCCTCTATGATCGCAAGCGTGCCCTGTTTCCGGCCGACCTCATCACTTGGGTGCAGGAAACTCAGCCCAAGGTTTGGGAGACACTGACCCGCAGCAACGGCGCAGCCGCTGAAACAGCGCTGTTCGATCGCGTGCGCAAGCAGATCGACGATCGCGGCACGCTTGATGTGATCCGTCACGGCATCGAAATCGCGGGAGTGCGGGGCACAATTTCGCTGGCTCAATTCAAGCCAGCTATGGGCATGAACCCCCAGATCAACGCCGCCTATCAGGCGAACCGCCTGCGCGTGGTGCGCCAGCTTCGATACTCGACGGCGAATGAGAATTGCCTCGATCTTGCCCTCTTCCTCAACGGCATCCCCGTCGCAACGGTAGAACTGAAGACGGACTTCACCCAGTCGATCACTGACGCCATCGACCAGTATCGCTTCGACCGTCTGCCGCGCCCCAAAGGGCAGAACCCGGAGCCGTTGCTCAGCTTTCCCAGCGGCGCGCTGGTCCACTTCGCGGTCAGCAACAGCGAAGTGCATATGACGACGAAACTGGCGGGGCCAGCGACGCGCTTCCTCCCGTTCAACAAGGGCGATGCGGGTGGCGCGGGAAATCCGCTCAATGAACACGGGCACCGCACCGCCTACCTCTGGGAAGAAATCTGGGAGCGAGAAAGCTGGCTCGAAATCATCGGGCGCTATCTGGTCGCGCAGCGGGACACGAAGCGCGCCCTCAGCGGGGTCATCTTCCCCCGGTATCACCAACTTGATGCCACCCGTAAGTTGCGCGCTGCCGTGCGCACCGAGGGGGCGGGCGGCAAATACCTGATCCAGCACTCCGCGGGGAGCGGCAAGACCAACTCGATCGCTTGGGCCGCGCACTTCCTTGCCGATCTTCATACTGATGCGGACGAGAAGCTGTTTTCGACCGTTATCGTAGTGTCGGATCGCAATGTCATTGATGCCCAGCTTCAGGACGCCCTGTTTGGGTTTGAACGCACCACTGGCGTCGTCGCCACGATCCGCAGTGAGGGCGGGGCGAAGAGCAGTCAGCTTGCCGACGCTCTGGCGCAGGGCAAGAAGATCATTGTCTGCACAATCCAGACATTCCCGCCTGCGCTCGAAGCCGTCCGCGACCTTGCCGCCACCGAAGGCAAGCGGTTCGCCGTCATTGCTGACGAAGCCCATAGCTCGCAGACGGGGGAAGCGGCAAAGAAGCTGAAACAGCTACTCTCCCCTGAGGAAATCGCAGACCTACAGGACGGCGGCGAAGCCAGTGCCGAGGATATCCTTGCTGCGCAGATGACGGCTCGTGCTGGTGACAGGGGCGTGACCTATGTCGCGTTCACCGCGACGCCAAAGGGCAAGACGCTCGAACTGTTCGGGCGCAAGCCTCAGCCCGATCAGCCGTCTGGTCCGGGTAATCTGCCCGCCGCCTTCCATGTCTACTCAATGAGGCAGGCGATCGAAGAGGGCTTCATTCTCGATGTCCTCAAAAACTACACCCCATATCGGCTGGCCTTTCGCCTCGCCAATGACGGGCAAGAATGGGACGACAAAGAGGTCGAGCGCAGCACCGCGCTGAAAGGAATCATGCGCTGGGTGCGGCTGCACCCCTACAACATCGCGCAAAAGGTCCAGATCGTCGTAGAGCATTTTCGGGAAAATGTTCAGCCACTACTCGATGGCAAGGCCAAGGCGATGGTCGTGCTCGGGAGCCGCGTCGAGGCCGTTCGCTGGAAAATGGCAATCGACGGATACATTCGTTCGCAGGGCTATGACCTTGGAACCTTGGTCGCCTTTTCTGGCGAAGTGAACGACCCGGACTCAGCGGATGAGCCCGTCACGGAAAGCACAGCCACTCTCAATCCCGGCCTCAAAGGCCGGGATATCCGCGACGCTTTCACCGGCGAGGATTTCCACCTCCTCCTCGTTGCGAACAAATTCCAGACCGGGTTCGATCAGCCGCTGCTGTGCGGCATGTATGTTGATCGCAGGCTTGCAGGCATTCAGGCGGTGCAGACGCTCTCGCGCCTGAATCGCGCGCATCCCGGCAAAGACACCACCTATGTCCTCGACTTCGTGAACTCATCCGAGGAAATCCTCACTGCGTTCCGCACTTACTACGACACCGCTGAGCTTGAGGCGGCTACTGATCCGAACCTCGTGCTCGACCTCAAAGCGAAACTGGACGCCAGCGGCCACTATGATGAGTTCGAGGTTGAGCGCGTTGCTGCCATTCAGATGAACCCCCACGCCAAGCAGGGCGATCTCATCGCTGCCATTGAGCCGGTCGCTGACCGCCTGCTCAAGCGTTACAAGGCCGCACAGGACGCGCTTCTCAGTGCGCGTGAGCGTGATGACGCCGATGGTGTCGCGGACGCGCAGGACGAGATCAACGCGCTGGTGCTCTTCAAAAATGATATGGCGGCATTCCAGCGGGCCTACAGCTTCCTCTCGCAGATATTCGATTACGCCAGCACTGCGATCGAGAAGCGGTTCCTGTTCTACAAGCGGCTGACACCGCTTCTTGAGTTCGGTCGGGAGCGTGAAGGCGTGGACCTGTCGAAGGTGGTCCTCACGCACCACAGCCTGAAAAACGAGGGGCAGCGCCGCCTCGATGTCGCAGGCCGTGACGAAACCAAGCTTCAGCCGATGACCGGCGTTGGCTCGGGCTCCGTCCAAGAAAAGGAGAAGGCGCGGCTCGCTGAGATTATCGAACGGGTCAATGACCTGTTCGGCGCGGACACCACTGAGGGTGATCAACTGAGTTTTGTCAGCACGCTGCGTGACAAGATGCTGGAATCGGAGGCACTGATCACGCAAGCAGCGAATAACACGGGCGCGCAATTCGCCAACTCACCTACGATTACCGGCGAATTGATGAACGCAATCATCGAAGCGTTCGAAGCCCATGCCTCACTGAGCAAGCAAGCTCTTGATTCCCAGAAGGTTCGGGACGGGCTAAAAGAAGTGCTGCTCGGGCCCGCTCAACTTTACGAGGCGCTGCGGGCTAAGGCTGGCGAAGACCGAGTTCAGGCTTGAAACCGATCTGCATGTTATCGACGGCTTCACGGATCATTTCGTCAAGGCCGTCCGCCGCACTGTCGGTGACCGGCTCGGGGTGGATCATGTGGATCGGCTCGCCCTCTCTGCCCCAGTAGCCCCAGCCTGAATTGTAGCTCAATCCGCTCTCAGTGAAGGTAGGGGAAAGGCCCGCACAATTCAGCCGGAGGTCAAGCTGCGCAGCTTTCGCGTTCAGGTCGGCGAGCGCGTCTCGGAGAGATTGGCCGTCCTCTCCAGTCAGTTCCTCCCCGTTGTGGGCGATGATGCGCACGAAGTAACCGGCGAACACGCGTGACCTTCCGGTCTCAATGAGGCCCATGTCGCATTTCACGAAGTGGGGGCCGTGCGTGCCGAACACCTCGCATTCACCGGTTTGCCTCGTTTCATAGTGCCGCCACGCCATCCCAAATCCCCTTCTCCATCTGCTGAACGGCCCTCCACGAAGGAGATTGGCCGCTCGCCCCCGTTGTTATTATTCGCGCGAACCTCGCTTATGACACCGAGGTGCGCGCTTTTAGTAATAATAGTATGATAAATTATGTATTCTATATACTTCCTATTCATCAGTATAATATTTAACATGATTTATTCTCAATATTTATTTTCGTAAAAATATCAAAATGAAATATTGCGGGCGGAATAGGCGGAGTAGTAACTTGAGGTTCAGGAGCTAATCCCTCCTCGAATTTCATAATTGTACATGGAGGTAGATGCGTCCGTCCATATTTTTTGGACGAGTTTTTGCTCGAAGTGGAGTGAGGTCGAGGAGCAGGAGGCCCTTCATTCCAAGCGGAGCAAGTATGAGTATCGAGTATATCAAGCGCCAGATGGCGCAGCAGCGGGGCGAAACCTATGACCCCATCCGGTCTTATTCAGTGATCGACCGTAAAGAGTTCACCGCTGGCGAGCCTGCGCGCTTGACCACTGACGAAGTGGTCGAGAACCGGCGAATGGAAGTTGAGCTTCTGCGTCTTGCCGCGCGACTCGTGACGGCGCACCCGGAAAACCTCGCCCTTTTCGAGCGGTTCCTCGATGAGATCGCCGAAAATGAGGGATGATCTCCGCCCCGGCTCGCGCGCCTACTTCGACGCGTTGCTCGCTGAAATGAAGCCTTATTGGGATGCGGACTCCGCCTACAGGGCTCGCACGATCAGCGGAATGGGCGTGCTCAACGCCACGACCACTCTCAATCAACTCGGTAAAGAAGCGGCGCGCACCACGCCACCGAGCCTCAGTGAGATCACTGCGGTCGAGGTAACTGTTTGGGATAATTGGGCGCACACTGGCGGGAAGAGGCCCAGCGAGCGCAAAAAGGAGGCCAATTACGATAAGCAGCGCTGGAAGGTAGAGGTCGAGATATTCAACGCCCCCGAAGGATCGCCGATCTTCGGCGGGGGCAACGCTGCGCCCAACTCCATCTACCGAGGCACCGCCATCGCAATGGAGCCCGACCCGCTGATGAAGTATGTCAACGACAAGCGTGAGGGCAAGAAAATCAAGACTGCGTGGAAGGACGATCCCGATCTGAGCATCTGGGCTGACGAACTCGACGAGCTTGCCACGCAACGATCGGATATCCATTTAGGGCCACTGGTTTGGACGGCGAACAAGAGAGTATTCAGCCGAGGCATGGGTGTGATCGTCGAGAATATCGGCACCAAGCAAATGCGTGTGACCGTGCTTTACCCAGACGGTCACCACCGGTTCAGTCGGTGGACTTCGAAGGCGACCGGCGGCAGGGAAATCAAATCGGCTGACGGCAACTCGACGGCGGTACAGTGCCGTGCGAGTAACCGGCCCGATCTCACTACTTGGCGGACGGCAA